GAATCCGTCCGTAAAACTCATTAGAATCCTCGGTTAAGCGCGACTGCGTGGTATTCGGCGTCCCGACATATGAAGCCTACATAGCTTCTTGAGCTTCCCGCCGTACTTGGACTTATGTCCGTAATGTCTTCCCCTAAAACAACTTCAGACCCATACACAGGGGCTAAAGTTCCACCTGTACCCTGTTCAAGCATTAACGTGTACGTTTGACCGTCAACGCCGTTTGTAAACCCGAACGTCGTGTTTGTTCCGAGTACGCAAGCATATTTATTTCCGAGCGACCAATCGATAGTGGCTGCTGAACCCGACGTCCCTCCGGCGGTAACGGTATCGGCTTCTGCCTTTTCGTGCTGCGCTTGGGTAAGGTGATAATACTCACCCGCCGTCCCGCCTTGAATATTAGAATTGTCATTATGATCAATAATAACGCTCGGCGCAAAGTACGTCTCAAACGCCGTTTTAATTTCAGCGTAAACTGAAGCGCTTTTTTCAATAATAACGCGCCCGATAATAAAGGCGAAGGTCCTAACGAAATCAGGAAGAGCCGAAGGTACAAGCGCGTCGTTCGCTTCGCCAAGAGAGTAACTGCCTTGGCCGTAGATAATGTGCAGGTGGTTATCAAGATCCAAGAAAACCCAATGCACTCCATACTTATTATTTCCGAGCGTCGCTAAATCTGTCCCGTTGTCATACTGCGTATTATCGATTTGGGTCTGCTCTGTCGCACTGTCCCACGCTCCGCTTGAATGGTACCAGTATTGGAATGTGTCTGAGTCAGAAGTGTCTTGCTCGGTAAAGGCTATCTTCTCTGCGTAGTAAGCGTGGCCTGAAGTCATACTGATATTGCGCGTCCCAATTTCGCCTATAACAAGACCGTCGCTCCTTTCTACGAAGCGTAGGTCAAAGTTCCGCCTTGCTCTCCTGTAAGCGAAGTTTGTTACAACCGGCCCGGCTTCTATAACATGTACGTGATCTCCGTCAAGAAAGGCTTGCCCGACTAAGATCTCTGTATTAAAATCTATGTCAGCAACCTCCAGCCTTACTACATATCTCGGAGTTCCGCCGTTATAGTCTACGCAGATAAAGTTATTAGCGTCATTTGTTAAAGCGATACCGCTTGATCCCGCTAAATCAACAAATCTCGTTTCACAGATCTCACAGTCCGTTGTTTTTATTAAACCCTGTCCAGCGGTAATATCGAAGGTAGTACCGGCGGTACCGGCCGAAGGCACCCATCCTGCAATCTTTCCTGCCGACTGTACAACGTTCATCCAATCTTGAACATTATCATAGGTAGCGGTGCCTACTTCCGGCATTGCCACCGCTGACGCCGCGTGCCCATGCGTTGTGGGAGCGAAACCGGTGTGCCCTGCAAAAGCGTAGGAGAGGTTAGATAGTGAGGCATGATCTGAAACGCCGCTTGTACCTGAAGAACCGGAAGACCCTGAATCTCCAGAAGAGCCAGAGGAGCCGTAAAGCGTCCCGTCTAAACCAGAAGTGCCGGAAGAACCAGAAGACCCTGAATCTCCAGGAGCACCTGCGACGCCGGAGGAACCGGAAGAGCCGGAAGACCCTGAAAGACCCGAAGACCCCGCGACTCCAGAAGAGCCGGAGGAACCGGAGGAACCGTAAAACGTTCCAGCTAGGCCAGAAGTGCCGGAAGAACCAGGAGGGCCAGCGGGTCCGCCTTTCGTGAAATTAATGATTATATCTTTTTTGCTTATAGCCATTAAGCTACCTTTACTCCAGAGAACGAGCTATACTCAGCGAGCGTTAGCCTGATATTACTATCTATCTCGAACGCGACATGTACTGTATCTAAAGCAGAAAGGGGCACATGCGAAGCTAGAGGAAAACACACCTCTCTTTCGCTAGTGTATATCCCCTTCGTTTTAATTACTTCATAAGCACTTGCGTTTTTATAGAGTCTAAAATAGGCTGTTTCATTAGATATCTCACAATTAAAAACTATAGTAAATAAGTACAGCCCATCAACAGGTGCGGTAAATTTATAATTACTGGTGCTAAAATCTCCATTAACGTCATACGCGCTAGTGTCAAATCTCAGGAGAAGCTCGACCCCTGAAGTCGAGGCTAAATCCTCGCTCAAAGTGGCACGAAAATAAGAAGAAGTCCCTGAACCTCCACTGCTCCCTGAAGTCCCGCTCGATCCTGTTACTCCCGACGTCCCGCTCGTTCCTGAAGAACCGGTGCCTCCAGAAGAACCGCTAGTGCCTGAAGAGCCGGAATCCCCCGCGTCACCTTTAACGCCCGACGTCCCACTCGTACCGGAAGATCCGGAAGAGCCGGAATCCCCTGCGTCACCTTTAACGCCCGACGTCCCACTCGTGCCGGAAGAGCCGGAATCCCCCGCGTCACCTTTAACGCCCGACGTCCCACTCGTACCGGAAGAGCCAGAAGATCCGGAAGAGCCAGAAGATCCGGAAGAGCCAGAAGACCCGGAAGATCCGGAAGCCCCCGCGTCACCTTTAACGCCCGACGTCCCGCTCGTACCGGAAGAGCCAGGGAGACCGGAGTCTCCTGTATCTCCGGTGTCGCCTTTAACGCCTGACGTCCCACTCGTACCGGAAGAACCAGGAACCCCCGTACCTGAAGTGCCGGACGTCCCATCCGTCCCGCTTATCGTGCTTGACGTCCCGGACGTCCCGCTCGTTACGGAAGTCGCGCTTGTGCCTGAAGTCCCGCTAGTGCCCACCCCTGAAGAACCGGAAGAGCCTGATACCCCTGACGTCCCGCTCGTACCCGAGACCCCCGACGTCCCGCTTGTACCTGAAACCCCCGACGTCCCGCTCGTACCCGAAGTGCCCGAGACACCTGAAGTGCCAGAGACACCTGAAGTGCCCGAGACACCTGAAGTGCCCGAAGAGCCGTCCGTGCCAGAAACCCCGGAAGTACCCGATGAGCCGAAAAACGAGCCATCGACACCAGAAGTTCCCGAAGTACCAGACGAACCGAAGAAGGAACCGTCAACCCCTGACGTCCCCGAAGTGCCAGAAGAACCCGACTCACCTGAAGAGCCTGACACGCCGGAAGTGCCTGAAGAACCTGATACGCCAGAAGTGCCGGAAGTGCCGGAGACGCCAGAAGACCCGTAAAACGTTCCGTCTAATCCCGAAGTACCGGAAGTACCTGACGTCCCGATCGGACCGCCTCGACTAAAAACAACATCTATACGAGATTCAGGGCTTAACGTTACATTTATCTCTTCGTAATCCGTCATGCGGCAGTCCCCGCCGTTCCGGCTGTTCGCGTTACGTCGTATTCAAGATCCAGTCTACCTTTCATAACCGTAAAATTCTGATCGTCGTCTGTACATACTGCTATGTCGAAATCATACTTTCCCGGTTCAAGGTCTTTTGTGTCCTCCGGTTCGATAGAAATATTAGCACTGCCAGAAGTACCGGAAGTCGTATCCGAAAAAACCGTCACTATTTTTTGGAGGGAAGCTTGATCATCTGGAAGGTCGTAATTTGTTTTAAGAGTAAAAAACACGGTCCAGTTCTTTATACAGTATGGCGTACCGTCCGCTCTTTTAAAAACAATATTATAAGACTGATCATCCCCACGTGTAAGTGAAAGTCGTCTTAGCGCCATCAACTTCTCCCTTTAGGCAACGTGTAATTGAGACGTTAAAACCAACGGGTTGCTCGTACCGGTAACCACCCTTATCTTCATAAAAGGAAATACGTCCGGGGTAAAAGCGAACTTTATTACGCCTAACCCCGCCCCGTCCGTACCAAATGTGCCGAAAGTCCCGTAGTCCCCATCTCTTAAGGCGCAACCAAGATATTGGTAGGAGGCGGAACCGACCGTCCCGGTCAGACCGAGGCCTGTTGTTGAGGCCTTAATGCCTGTTAACGCACAAACACCCCGACCCGCTAAATTCCGAAGGTCAATCGGGTCAGAGTCAAAAGTCCCTGCGGTTCCTTTAGCCCCGATAACTTCTCGTGTGCATAAAAAAACTGTATTTATTTTATAGGCCATGGGTCAAGCCTCCTCCCTTTAACTCTTAAGTTGTGTAGGCCGTCCCGGCATAATCGGCAGTGGTCGCTTTATAGGAAGTGCCTGCGTAACTCGCAGACCCCGCAAGCGTAGCCTGAGAAGTCAGTTTTGTGACATCCCCGAGCACCTTAGAAGTGTTCTTTTCCAAGTCTTCAATAAGTTTTTTAACCGCTTTAATCGCCATTAAAATTCTCCTTTACTGTTACGAGCCGAAAGGTCTCGGTCTCATACGTTGTTGTTGAGAAAGCGTTCTACGCATTCGTTCGCTATATGCGTCCGGCAACTGGCCGAACTGCTGAACAAACCTATCCTCGTGCATCTTCGCTAGGTTAAGGTTCAATGTATCTGAATCTGGCTTTAAATGGGCCAAATGCGCCGCCCATCCTGTTAGACCTTCGTGGTAGCTTTCCGCTATCTCCGGCGAAGTTACTAACGTGAAAGGGCGCAAGGGAAGGCGCGAAACAACCAAAAAAGCCGTATCGTCTATAGAGGGGGAACGCACAAACGTTATAGTGTTTCCCGGCTCATTCATAAAATAAATAGGGGACCCGCCGCTGCCTGCTGTCGCAACGGTCCCATTCGTACCAAACCAACCTGAAACGTTTTCGTCTAACTCACGGTAGGACACCGGCCCGGTTAACGGGTACGTCATAGACAACAACTGACACCGTTTAACCTGAAGTATTTTAGGCGATAGAATATAAGTCGCCTGCTCACCTATAATGGGTATGCTACAAAGCGGCCTTTGGCCTAAAGTACCAGCCGTTGCGGCTGTGCCTGAATCATTCGCCGTCGTACCGTCAATTATGAGATGTGCGCGGCGGCAAGCCTGAACTTCGGCGTAGTTTAGATAACGAAGTATTTCCACGTCTTGCCATAAATACGGCTCTGCTGCGTCATCCAATATGCTTTCACGCATGTACGCTATCAGTTCACGACCTGTCATTCTTTAGCTCCCTCCTCTAACTCAAAAGGGTCAGGCTCTGCCTGCACGTCTTCTTGAATCAGAGTATAGGTGATACGGGGGATATCTCTCTCGTGCTTCTCCCCGGCTTCATCTTGAATCAGCTCTGTCTTTATACGCGTGTCAAGCATCTCTCTCACCGGACGAGGTAGGTCAATTTCCACTCCAGGCTTCGCTAAAAACGAAAAACCGTTAAGCGCGAGGTACACACCCTCTTTCGGGATCTCCATGTTTTCATGGATAATGATACGATCCCGTGGGTGCCCTTGCGGGGAAGTAAAATACTTATCAGGGTTAGTGTCTCGATCTGTTTTTGTCCTTGCCATTTCGCCCTCCTTACAAGTTAAGGGAGAGACGGGCCTCCGCCCGTCTCTCCGACTGGTTTATTTTCCAAGAATTTCAGCCATGGCTTTACGCCGTCTCGCGATAGCACTTAGAGCCTTGACCTTTTTCCCTGTCTTCTGCGCTTTTTTTTGTTCTTCAGTGAAACCTGTAGCGTCTGTTTCTTTTTTACCAGGTTTTTTCCCGCCTATCCCAAACATGCCCATATCGAATAAACCTCCTTTTCAAGAATTAAGGCGTATCCGCGTACGGCATATGGATAAGATCTTCCCAGTCACTGACAGTGCCGTTGGTCCCGCCTGTGTTCCCGGAAAGGACGCCGTTGGTCCGGGTATAGGCCCGCGTACCGTTCGCGGCATACTCAACGTAACCGAGAGGCGCATGTCCATCAGGAACATCAGGGATATGAGCGCTCGTCGAGTCCGCCCCTTCGTTTCCGGCGGTAACCGTACCCGAAGAACCAAACCCCGAAGAGATAAGGTATTTCACGTAAGTAGCCGCAGCCTGAGTCCCCGCAGGAAGCTCCAGATCTGTTTGCGCTGTAATTGTACCGAGTCTGCCGTTAATCGTAACGGCGACAACGTTATTAATCTGGGCGCCGCCACTGGCACCGGTCCCACATCCAGCGAGAACCGGCACTTGGCCTGTACCAGAAGTACCGCCTAACACGCGATTGGATAAGCCGATAAAAGCTTTTCTAAGCGCCTCAAAAGGTGCGGCCTCGTACGCTTTACCTTGCCCCTGAGCCACGTTTATATTCGGGGCGTCAAATTTTCTATAAGAAGCCATAATTGTATTCTCCTCAAAACGGTGTTGTCCTGAACTTTCTGAAGGAAAGGTAACCCGGTCAGGATGGGCGAGTTACGTGTATTTATGTGCAATTATTAGTCTGTACACGCCGCTTCATATACAGCCATCCACGCATCGTTCAAGATAACCGTGGCTTGCATGGTCTTCCAGGATACAGATCCTCTCTGCCCCAACGGATCAGACTTCGAGGGAACAGGGTTAATGACGACGGGCGTAATACCGAATTTACCCTTGAGAGCGATGATCCCGTAAGCGTCCCGCCCGAAATACATCACCGGGTAAACGTCACAACCGACACCGGACGTAGTGATCTTTCCGGTAGTTACCGCTGAGCCTGCGTCTGCATAAGGGGTAAAAATGGTGCTCTTGATATAACGCACATCCTCGCACGAACCAATCTCAGTCTCCCATGAACTGATTTTTCCGTAATCAGCGACGGAGGTAAAAGCGTCAAGGCTTCGAATGTCACTCGTCTTATCTACATGAGTGATACCTACGTAGGCGGGAAGGATCGACTCAGTGTTAAACGAGGGGGTGGACTTTACAATTGATGTCACGAACTGCGCTTCTTGTCTTTCCAAAGCACGAACAACCCTTCTCTGATCTGTCCTGGAGATAACGGCGACGACCGCCGCCCGGTTCGCAACGCTGTTGGCGTAAAAAACATTGGTACAGGCCTTAAGCTTGTTGTACCGTAGAGTTTCAACGGTCTTGGCCGCTTGCTCGCCCGAAACGTTGACCGCTTCCTGGAGAGCCGGATCTTCGTGCGTATCTTGTATTATGTCTGTAATCTCGACAAGCCCGCCATACTGATACAGACTAACAGGGATATCGGTAGCCGTCAGTTTCTCGGAAGCGGGAGTCACGCCTTCTGTCAAGGGCGTAGTCCGAAGTCCGAGAGAGTTATAACGCCTGAACTTCATGGACTGAGTTTTATTTCCCGGTAAGCTTTTCGCCTGACCAAACTTCTCAAGACACAGGTAGGGCATGGCGCGTTTAAGCAAATCAACCGCGACATAAGCTGCGGTGCGTGGGGTTATATCCCCATATAATGTCATGGCCATATTTATGTTCTCCTATTCACGGCTTCGTCAAACGCGCCTTCAAAATCATCGCTGTGCGTTTTCCCGACATCCACAGAAGCTACACGAGTTTCAACTGACTGAAGCGCCGCCTTTTTCTCGGCTTTTTTACGCGCCAGCTCGTCGGCTCTCTCGGTGTCTTCCGTGTCGGTTGTGTCATCGGTCGCCGTTTGTATGTTGTTTTCGGTTTTAAAATCGGTAATCAATTCTATCACATCCTCCGCTTCTCCCTTTTCGTAAACATTTAAAAGCGTGGTCTGGAGATATCTCGGTTTCGCCTCGATCCACTTCAGGATAGAACCATCATCTCTGAATTGCTCAAAGTCTTTATGGGCATCCTTGATCGATCTAGCATGGATATTCGCCTCCGCGTCTTCAGTGAACTCAACTACCGGAGTAAGCTTTGAATCGTGTTCAGTGAGCTTAGCCGTTACTTCGTCTTTCCAACTGGCTATCTCTTTTCGTAAACCATCTAACGCTATAGATCTCTTGATACCTTCCATCTTGGACACAGTTTCAAAATCCTTATCGTATTCAGCTAACTGTGCCTTTTGCTCCTCGGTAAGAGAATCGATAAACGCTTGAGCTTTTTCTTCTTGCTCTGCGTCAATCTCCGTCTCTTCTGAAGCGCCAGATTTCAATTTATCAAGCTGTTCAACAAGTTGTGTTTTTTCGGTTTCCCATTCTTCCTTGTCATGCTTAAGGATTCCTTGGAGCGTTCTATACCTTTGCTCGGACTTCTGAAATTGTTCTTCGATATCAGGCTGCTCTTCTTCCTCACTCACGACACCGGACGTTCCTGCCTCGGCGGATGTCCCTGCGTCACCAGAAATCTCGGTCTCTAGCTCGTCAAGATCTTCATCTTCATCGAAGTCCGTACCGAGTTGACCCGACTCTACCCCCTCATCTTTTTCCTCTGCCGCGCCATCAAAAGCGAACTCGAATTCATCTTCGCCAGTAGTTCCTGAAGCCCCTCTATCGTCAGTAACCTTATCCGCCATTGTCGTCTCGCCTCCCTTATAGTTATTTTCCAAAAAAAAAGGCGAACAACACAAAGTTTAACCTTCGTATCATTCGCCTTTATCCTCTTAACGAGCTTGAGCGTTAGGCCGCTAGGTCTCCTTCAACCAGCTATGCAACTTCCTTTTTAAACCCTCAAGAGTCTGTAATGCTTGAATAATTGTTTTTTTATCAACGGTCACACCTTCATCTGTCTTTCCCTCTGGTTTTATTAAGTTATTAGCCGCTTGAGCCATATTATACCTTCCTCTTACCTTATCCAATTAAAGCTGTCAACCTTTTTTTAGGATAAGGTGGGTAGACCTTTCACAAAATAGTTTTTCAACTGCGTAAAAGCCTGAATAGCCCCTTGGTTACGATACATAGCTATCCCCGTGGCCGTGTCGTTATCTTCCCTCAACTCATCAATAACTAAGTCTATTAAGCGGAACATGTTCCTGCTAACCCCCTCTTTTCTTGCGGCGTAAATGTCCGCTATCAATTGAGCTTTTTCTCCCTTATTACCCATTACTCTTTACCCTCCTTCCTACCTTCAACTTCACTCGCCGTTTTTACGGCGGTAGACGTTATATCGACATCATGCTTCTCTTTTTTAATCTGTTGATCCAACTGGTGGGCTTCCTCAC